TACTATACGGATACAGACGAAAGTTTTTACTACCCAAGTGTCACGAGTGTAACTGGTCTACTATCACGTGACCATATCAAACTATGGAGAAAACGTGTAGGTGAAGAGACTGCAAACAAGATTACTGCACAAGCAACTAAACGTGGAACTACCTTCCATAACTTAGTAGAAGATTATTTAAGAAAAGAAAAAGAGTTTATAGAGTTTGATAACGTTTTACAGGAAGGTATGTTTAAGGCAATGCAACCAGTATTAGACGAGGTCATACCGATTGCAATTGAAGCACCTCTCTATTCAAACGTATTACAAATGGCTGGTCGTGTCGATTGTGTTGGTATCTTTGACGACCAGTTAAGTATAATAGATTTTAAAACCAGTGCAAAGTATAAAGAAGAATACATGGCAAAACCATGGTATATACAAATGACTGCATATGCAATTATGGTAGAAGAACTTACGGGACAGGCAATCGAAGAGATTACTGCATTAGTAGCGGTGGAAGGACACAATGCCTTTCAAATATTTACAGCAGACCCTAGGGACTATGTAGATGAGTTAAACGACTTACGAGTCAGATATAAAAATATATACGGAGTATAGAATGGAAGATATCAGAATAAGAGTGCATGAAGGACATCATGTTTCATTAATAAAAGAAAAGAGAATCAGTGCAGAAGCACTAGAAGTTTTAGGTATATGTGATACCATGATTGAAGAGTTCATCGAGGATGGAGAAGTTGAAGTTGGGTTTGAAATAGAAAACGTAATTGACCCACACTATGCACACCTCAATGGTTATCATGTTGATGATGCTATTAGAGAACTCATCGAGTATTCAGAAACATTTGATGATGAAGAGGATTGGATTTCAGATAGAAAAGGTTTTACAGAAGTTACACATTCGTTTATCAAAGACGGAGAGGCACTGTACCGATGATATCACGTAAAGAATTCACTGAACAAGTTGAAAAATTGATTATGAGAGGGACGGAAGTTATGGATGCATGTGTAAAAGTATGTGAAATGAATAACATCGAACCCGAGTCAGCAAAGAGGTTATTATCTCAACCTCTAAAAGAGAAACTAGAAGCAGAAGCAACTGGACTCAATATGGTAAATAGAGGTAATCATTCGCAGAGTTCCCTAAAAGGATTCTTTGCAGTAACGGAGAAATAATGCAAACAGGTGACGTAGTAACAGTAGTTACAATTAGTGGAGAGTATGTTGGAAAACTACTCTCTCAAGAAGATAGTGCAATTACGATTGAGAACCCTAGGATGATTCTATCCAACCCACAAGATGGGTCAATGGGTTTTGCAAAAGGTATCGCTGCAACTGGGGTGGAGAATCCACCTATTGCAACATTCCACAATGTAGTGTTCGTAGTTCCATCCAACGATAAGGTCGTTGAGGCACATGCAATATCAACAGGTGAAAAAGATGCACCTTTGATTGATGTACCAGCAGAGAAGAAGATTATTACTTAATGACTTCTAGAGAAGGATACGATGCTTACACATTATACCTTGGGATAAAGTTACACTTCTATTCCAAGGATTATGATTTCGTTAAGTACAACGGAAAGGTAAAGTCAGATATCAATTCCTTCTTAAAACGTAAAGACAAATATCACTTTGGTAAATTGTTCCGAACATATAAACAAGAACTGCAAGACTTCTACATTGCAAACCTATCCTTTAAAGATTATTGGGCAGGTGACTTATTAGACAAAGAGTGTGATAAGAGATATAAGGAATGGAAGAAGAGGAATCAGAAACTTGGATATATGTTTGAAACAGAAGTATCAGACTTAATGAGAAAGTATAAGATAGATACTCAACTTAAAGTGGTCAATGGTCAACACCCTCGTTTACTTAAATCATATATGAGTAAACAAACAAGTTTAGAAACCATCTGCATCATGGATGAGATAATAGGTTTCACTAAGGATTGGGAAACACTTATAACAGAGAAGGTAGTGTATCCCGACCTACACATAAAGATTAACAAATACAAGTCGTTTATAACATACGACCAAAAGAAATACAAGAAGAAACTAATCGAAATATGCTCTACTTAATAGGTAACGGCCCAAGTCAGAAAAATATAGATTGGGAAGAATACAAAGATAAAGAGTGGTGGGGTTTTAATGCAGTGTCACTTAACACTGTTAAACCCGACTTATTGTTTGCAATTGATATAGAAGTCCAAGCAGGAATTGTAGAACAAGAATACTACAAGACTAACAAAGTTGCATTTGCCGAGTTCGATACTGTCCCGATTGAAATGTGGGATATGATGAAGATGGGTATTGGGGAATATGAAAAATTCCACGAGATTAGGAAGGACGGAGATACAGAGTTTTCAGTCCAAGGAAGTTATGATGGAAAGGAATGTTTCTTTATAGGTATTAATGGGGACTATGGGAATAACATAGTTATGTATAATAATCCTAAACTCAAGAACCTATTTGGTGGAATGAGTGCATTAGGATATGCAATCGAAAACGGATATAAAGATATATGTTTAATAGGATTCGATGCACTTGAATATAATGACCCCAGTAATGTATTTAGTGAGTCAGGCCTATATAAATACAAAGTTGATTATACAGAAGACGATAGAGTCTTTCAAACTCAACAACAACAGTTTCTTGCTCTCTTACGAGAGTATGAAAACATTAATGTTTATTGGAAAAAACCCCTTGACGGGTTAGTGAAGATAGACTATAATGTACTTAACTATGAGAATAGTGAAAAGTGGATACTTGGGGTGGGTCACCCATCTGAAGTATCTTTATAAAATTGTAATAAAATGCGATATAATTGTAATAAAATAGGAGAATACAATGTCAAGTAGTTTAGATAAACTAAGAGCTGCAATGGAAACAGCTTCACCATCTGATGGTGCAAAAAAATCCTACAATGACGATACTATGTGGAAACCCGAACTCGATAAGAGTGGTAATGGTTATGCAGTAGTTCGTTTCTTGCCGACTCCCGATGGAGAAGAGATGCCTTGGGTATCATACTTCGACCATGGATTCCAAGGGCCAGGTGGTTGGTATATTGAGAAGTCTTTAACGACTCTTAATAAACAAGACCCTGTCAGTGAATATAATACCCAGTTGTGGAATACAGGTATTGAAGCAAACAAAGAGATTGCACGTAAACAGAAAAGACGTTTACATTATGTGTCTAATGTCTATGTTGTTTCAGACCCTAAAAATCCCGACAACGAAGGTAAAGTATTCAAATATAGATTTGGTAAAAAAATCTTTGAAGCACTTAAGGAAGCAATCTCACCAGCGTTTGAAGATGAGAAAGCAATCAATCCTTTTGACTTAAGAGATGAAGGTGCTAATTTCAAAATCAAAATCCGTAAGGTTGATGGTTACTGGAATTATGATAAATCTGAATTTGATTCAGCTGCACCATTATTTACTGATGAAAATAGACTAAACGACATATATAAGAGTGTCCATAGTCTAAGTGGTATTATTGCACCAAGTGAATTTAAATCTTACGAGGAACTCAAAGAGAAACTCGATAGAGTATTAGGTTTACAAGGTTCAGTAAGTAACTCTACAGCAGAGTCAGTTGCAGAAGATATGGAAGAAGTGCCATGGTCTAATGTGAACACTGAAACTGTTGCAGAAGAACCTGTAATCTCATCAGCAGAAGCAACCTCACCACAAGTAGAGGAAGACGATGCGATGGATTACTTTAAGAAGTTAGCTCAAGACAGCTAATCTTCTTACAATGGGGTAGTCGTGTTTATTCAAAATGTGTCCTTGAAAATAAGACGACTACGAACTGAGGCCGTGGAAAAAGATTGGGGGTATTCAGTAAGGGAAAGGTCAATAGCAGATAGCGGATTGGTCGGTGAAGAACGGGTTGCTGTAAAGCGTGGGGTGACTTCACATTTTTTAGGAAAATAAATATGCCAAGTGTTAAACCAAGATTGAATCCGAAGAATAGAATGGAAGAACCATTCGACAAACTTCTTCGTAGATTTAAAAAAGAATGTGATAACGCAGGTATCGTACAAGAGGTTAGAGATAGAAAGTATCACGAGAAACCTAACGATACTAAGAATCAGAAGAACCAAGATTTAAAGAGAAAGAAAAAGTTAGACCTTAAAAGACGTAATAACGCAAACTATAGAAAGATAAGATAATGAGTAATTGGCATGGTGGAAAGGGTTCTAAGAGAAGGAACTCAAACGAAGAAGCCTATGCTGATGGATGGGAACTTGCATTCGGCAAAAAGAAACCTGTAGTTAAGGTAAGAAAAGAAACACCAAGTCATGGTGCATCAAAAGTCCATTCGGACAAAACAAAATATAATAGGAAGAAGTCAGACCCAATACTATAAATAGTAGTATGTCTCGACTCACCTTCAAAGAAATAGAATTACTTAAACCCGTAGAACTCCAAGAAAGACAAAAGGAGTCCTTAGACTGGTTTAAATCAAACCTCAAGACAATCAAGTCATATGCAAAACCCGATAAGGTTTTAAACCAAGCAGGTCAAGATATCATACCTACAGAAATGATAGTAGGAGAGATGTACATGTTTATGTATGATGCAAAACACAAAGATACCCTTCCCTATTACGACAGGTTCCCTCTAATCTTTATGTTAGAGAGATACAAGACTGGGTTCCTAGGACTTAACTTACACTATCTACACCCTAGACTTAGAGTAGGACTACTAGAGAACTTATATGCATACTCTAATGACTATGATGATGAGAGTGTTGCAGATGATTCTGTTAGGTTAGGATTGAGATACCAATCACTTGCAACAGCATCCAATCTAAGAGTTGCAAAACCATGTATTAAACAATATCTATTTGAACACTTGGACTCTAAGATAGTTAAAGTGGAACCAAGTCAATGGGACTTTGTTCCTTTATTACCACTTTCTAAGTTTACAAGTGAGAAAGGAAGTATAAATACTAACACAGTTTACAGGGAAACTAGAGAAAAAATCATATGAGCATATTAGATAGATTAATTGGTCTTAAATCGGGAGATGAAAATCTTCAGATAGATAAATTGAAGTACAACTTTGATGTTGGTGCTAGGTCAAACTTATTCATGGTTAATATCTTTTGTCCTAACCTAGGTTTAAGTATCGAAGGATGGAGATGTGAGAGTGCAACTATGCCTTCTAGAGAATTAGAGTCATCTCAATGGTCTGCGTACGGGCCTGTTAGGAACATTCCTAATAACATAACAATGGATGGTCAAAGAATTCCTATGACATTTTTATGTGATGTACACTTTGCAGATAGATTTATAATAGATGCATGGCAGTCCTATATCTTTACTGCACCCTTTGGTAATTATCACGAGGATACAGGTAGTAGTCTTAGACCTACCTTTGCATATCAAGATGAGTATGTTGGTACAGTAGAAATAATATCTATGAGAAAGGATGGTAAGGATGCAATGAAAACTACACTCCATAATGCATTCCCAATATCATTTGGTCAGATGCAACATGGTACTGCTTCAAGAGACGAGATAATGAAGTTTGAAGTTAATTGGTCATTTGAAACATTTTCAACTGAGTATGTAGATGCACCTAAATTATCCTTACTAAATAAAGGTAGGAGAATATTAGATGGTCTCCTTGAAACTGGAAAAGTCGCTGGAAGGTTTGGAAACAAACTTAAAAGTTTAGACGATAAATTGAAAAAATACGATGATAGGTTGAATAGGATTTCAAGTATCTTCGATTAAAATATGGAGAAATATTATGGCATTACCGATACAATCGGCTCCCAAGTATAAAACTAACCTACCAAGTAATGGACTTGAGATTGAATACAGACCATTCCTAGTTAAAGAACAACGAAATCTTCTTATGATTAAGGATGATGACGAAGAAGCTGCATCATTAGATGGGATAATTAATCTTTTAAAGGACGTGGTATCTACTGAATTGGACTACATGAGTCTACCAACTTATGATATTGAATACCTTTTCTTAAAGGTTAGAGGAAAGTCAGTTGGTGAAACTGTTAAACTTTCATTCCCATGTCAAAAGAATTCTGAACATGCTCCCATAGAACATGTACTTAATCTTGAAAAAGTAATGATAGACACTGCACAAAGTGTAGATAATAGAGTTATGTTGACAGAAGATATGGGTATTGTATTAAAACATCCCACTGTTAAAGATGCAACAGAGTTATCTTTATCTAGTGTCGATGCAATTGACACACTAGAAATGATGACTAAGTGTATGTTACAAGTGTTCAATTCTGAGTCAGTCTTTGAGATGTCTGAAACACCTGATAGAGAAATCAGGGAATTTGTAGATAGTCTTACCCTTGAGCAGTTAGAAAAGATAACTGAATTCTTTGAAGACATGCCTGTTCTAAGAGCAGAGTGTGAATATACTTGTCCTGTTTGTGGAACAGATGAAAAACAGACAATGATATTAGAGGGAATCCAAGCTTTTTTTTAGTGGCTCTTTCTCATGAAAGTATAATTAATTACTATCAAACTAACTTTCAGTTGATGCAACATCATAAATACTCATTGACGGAATTAGAAAACATGATACCTTGGGAAAGAGAGATATACACTAAACTTCTCATCAATCATTTAGAAGAGGAAAAATTACGTCAAGATAAATAACTAACTAAATTAGAGGACACACTAATGAGCGATATAGATAAATTCTCGGGGGACATGAGTCGTAACGAGGTTGAAATAGACTTGAAAAAGTTCATGGCAATGGTATCAGAGATTGGCGAACTTAAACAAGAAATTTTTGAATTGACAAACGAAGACAGAAAGAATCCATGGCAGAAATGGATTTTCGCTGCAAAAACAATTGATGCATGGAGAATTATACCAAGAGCATTCTTAGGTATATACATGTATCTTCTTTACTACGCAACATTTTGGTTTATGGACTTAGCAGACCCAACACTAGAACAGTCAGGTTTAATATCTGTATTGGTCGGTGCTGGTGCGGCATGGTTTGGACTATACACTTCAAGTGCAGCTAAAGAACATGGGGATACTAACCCTAACTAGGACTTAACAGATGGCAGAAGCAACCTTTAA